CCCCAATCGTAGTCACACTATCAGGGATATTTATACTGGTAAGGCCAGTGCTCTCGAACGAACTATCCCCAATCGAAGTCACACTATCGCCAATAGTTGCGCTGGTAAGGCTTGAGCAGGCGAAAAAAGTAAAAGACCCAATCGAAGTCACGCTATCAGGAATAGTTATGCTTTCAAGATCTTCGCAGGAGCCAAAAGCATAATCCCCAATAGAAGTCACGCTATCAGAAATAATTACGCTTGTAAGATTTTCACAGGTATAAAAAGCATATATCCCAATCGAAGTCACATTACTTCCAACGTAAATAGAAGTAAGATTTTCATTTTCAAAATATCCTTCCGAGCTAGTAATACTCGTAAGATTCCGTGTCTGCTCTGTGCTAGACTGAAAGTCCGTTGTGTAGGGGTAAGATTGCGCAAGAGCAGCATCGCTCATTGGCAAATTAGCCAAGGTAATTTTCTTAGTTTCCCCAGCGCTAGTATCGACAACTGGCAAAATGTCAGTTGCTGCGTTAGCCGAAGTAAGTTCCGTGAGTTGTGATATTTTCTTGTCTGCCATAATTTATATTACACTTAAAGAATAGAATTTTAACAAAACATTGCCTAATTTAAATTGTTGTGTTCTCACGGAAATATGATTCATAATTTATTTCCAAAAGATAGCAATCAGTATATAAACTTTTTATATATTCATCTTTGGGGTCAAACTGTTTATTGGATCTGAAAAATATTTTGTTGTGTTTTTTAAAAACTTCGAAATTTTTTCTATTTTTGTCTAAAGGCAAAATCGCGCAAGAAATATTTTTTTGGGAAGTCCTTTTAAAAAATTCTTCAAAAAACCATCTAACAATTTCCATATTATATTCATCAGACATCTCATTCCAAAAGAAAATGTCTATAAAAACCTTGTCCTCATATATATATCCCAAAGCTCCGCACAATAAACGATTGTCTTTTTGTAAAAAAAGTTTGTATTCTTTTTGACCATTGAAAAGTTCATTAAAATTGTAACTAAATTTTATCTCATTAAAATTATTAATAATTTTTGTAAATTGAAGTTTCGCAATTAAATAAGATTCTTTATAATTTGCTTCTTCTGTAAAATAATATTGGCTCATATTAATCAAAATAAAATGTTTTTTTGTTGCTGTATTCGCTGTATGTATCTAAATCAAACCCCAAACTGTTCATTTTGCCTACAATTTCATGTTCTAAAGAATTTATGTTTATCTGTTCTATGATTTTTTCATCCTTTCTCATTGTTGTGACGTATTTGCCAACTTGATAAATTTTGTCCCTTATTTTTGCTCCTGAACTTCTGCGAAATTCTTTGCAAAAAATTTGAGAAAAGTCTTTTTTTAAGAAATAAATTTTGATTTCATCATTTTCTATATCCCAGCCAATCCCATACCATTGGAAGCCGTCTGGTTCCGACTCTTGAATATTAAGAGCTTTTAGCATTTTTTGAGCATTTTTTTGGAATAAATTCGGATTGGTTTTAGTCCCAAAGATAAATCTAGAGCAATTTACAGATTTACCGCAAATGCTAATGGGATAAGAATAACTGGATAAATGTCTGTTTTCCCGAATGTCGTCCTCGCTTATTAAAGATAGGGTTTTCACAATAAAGTCGTACTCTTGATGGCTAACTAAATCGATTATTAAGCAAACTTCTTTCTGAAAAATGTAAAATTTCTCTTTAACTTCTTCAAGCATAATTTATTATAAATTTAATTTAAAAAGTGTAAACTTAAATATGGCGGAAGGAATAAATCAAAAAGTAGCTTCAGAGGCAATGTCTCTTGATCCAAGTCAAATTTTGGAATTTTATTTGATATATTATGATTGGCCAGAAGATCAAAATAGTGTTTTAGCTCTAACCCCATATCAAAAATCAATTTCAGATAGGATCATATGGCAAGGGCAGGAATTTATATCATACCCAATGGAAGCCGAAGGTTTCGAAGTCAAAGGGGATAATAGTTTACCAAGACCTAGGCTCAAAGTATCCAACATACAATATGTTATATCTAAATATTTAAAAGTCCATAATAATCTAATCGGGGCAAAAGTAGTTAGAAAGCGAACTTTTGCAAGGTTTTTGGATGACATAAATTTTGAAGGAGGTAAAAACCCATATTTTGACATTTCTACACAAGCAAGCGAGGCTTCTGGCGAAATGTTTCTGCCTGATCAGACCTTTTACATAAACAGAAGAACTACAGAAACAAAAGAATTAGTTGAATTTGAATTGTCTACCGTTTTTGAGTTAGATAATGTTTATATACCAAATAGAAACGTTTATTCTAGATATTGTACATGGATATACAGAGGGCATGGCTGTAGGTACGCGGGGAAGCCAAAAACAACCTCAAATTCTCAACCATTTACGGATTCTAGCGGAGCTACTGTTACTCCATCGACAAATAAAGGATTATGGAAAAGCGGCTCAACTTACAGTAAAGGTGATTACGTTTTCGTCCAAATTGAAAATTTCGTCATAAGAAAAGAAGATGAAACAGATTTATCTGCACCAGCAGAAAGGCTAAAAACATTTTATGTTTGTGTCGCTAATAGTGTATCGGGGAATGAAAATTTTCCACCGATATCAAAAAATTGGCAAAAAGATGAATGCTCAAAAAAAGTCTCTGATTGTAAATTAAGATTTGGAGGTCAATTAAGGTTTGGAGGATACCCAGGAACTCATGCATACCCACCAAAAGGATAAATTTATAAACGATCTTGTAAAATATGCAAATACAGACACGAGTAAAGAGGTTTGTGGTTTTGTATGTTATAGAGACGGAGAGCTTTTTTTAAAGCCAGCAAAGAATCATTCAAAAGATAATGATATTTTTATAATAAACCCCGCAGATTTTTTAGAAAGAAAATTAAGCGGCGAGCTTTTGGCAATATTCCACACTCACGTTAATGCTAAAGAAGATCCCTCTGAGTATGATATTGAAAATTCAAAAAATTGTCTTTACCCCTTTTTGATATATTCTTTAGCTACTGAAAGATTTCACTTATTTGACATGCCTCATTTCGAAAGACCAGAAAAAGGTGTAATAAGATTAAAGGAGTTTTTGGATGACTAATGTTATAATACATGGAGAATTAGCTACAATCTGCGGCAAACAGCACGGATTTAAAGTAAACAAGCTTTTGGATATAACAAGAGCTTTGAATGCGAATAACCCCAGAGTTAGAAATTTTTTAATTTCTAAATTTAAAGAAGGACTAAGTTATGCGTTTATAGATCCAAAGAATCCAAATAAAAAATGGGAAACTGTGGAGCAACTTTCTTCTGCCAAAGCTCCCGAAGAAGTGCATATAGTCCCCGTTGTAAATGGAGCTTTTGTGGTGTCAGCCGTTGTGGCAGCTGTAACGGCAGTAGCTGGTTTTGTAGGTGCAGCTTTTGCTGCACTGGGAACCGCATTAGCTAGTGGCGGATTTTTGGCAAATTTGGGCATAGGCCTATTAATACAAGGTGTTATGTCTTTATTGTTTCCTGTTGAAATGCCAAAGCTTGCCGATCAGAAGGTGGAAACCAAAATCGATCAATCTAGTTATATTTTTAGCAATTTAGAAAACAATGTAGTGCAAGGATTTCCTATTCCTTTAGTTTATGGAGAGTTGAGGATTGGATCAAATATTATCTCAACAAACGTTATTGCTGAAGATTTAGTATAATGAGTTTTTATAAAAACAGATTTAGGAAAAAAATATCAATCGCTGGTAGAAGTAAGGGAGCTAAGCCCTCTTATCTTATGCCTCCGAATGGAGCTTTTTCAAAAATTGGTTTCCAGATTTATGAAGCATTAGATTTGATATGCGAAGGCCCAGTAGCTGGCCTCACAGATAAAAGAGGATTACTTTTGCAGGGGGATTACGCCAAAAAAGAGTTTAAACAAGACGATAATAAAATTGGCAGTTCAACAAATGGAATTGATAAAGGTATTTACTTTAACGATGTCTCATTAAGGGAAGAGACTAACCAGCCAACGCATTCAAAATATGATGTAGAATTTAGAGATGGATCTGAATTTCAAAAAGCTAGTTCTATAGTAAAAACGCCAAGTAAGCTACATAAAATATCAACTCCGATAAAGGGGCCATACGAAATGGGCGTTCCATTGTTTGAAGGTTCTGTTGCTAGTGTATCTTGGATTGATCCTAATGATTATATCGAAACAATAAACCAAACGTCATCGGGATTTGCGCGTTTATTTTTGTTCTTTGCATTGCTGGGTAATAAAAATGAAAAATATCGAGTGATCACGTCCTCGCCTCATGGAATAACAAATGATGATATGGGATATGCTTTTGTTGTTTCTGGCTCTAACAATCTAAATCTTAATGGCACCTACGCTGCAATAGAACGATCCGTAAGTCCTACAGAAATTGTAGTGTCTTTGCCTAAGAGTAATAATAACTATTATAACGCTACGGGCGGAACATATAAAGTTTTAGAGTTGGGTTCAGAAAACGGAGCGAGAAAAGGTACGGGAAGTAGAGATGTAAGAAGGGAGGGTACGAGCGCTAGAGACTTTGTAAATTGGCAAAATCTTGGAGTAAGAGAGGTTTTAGAAAAACCATATAACTATGTAAATTACGATAAAAATGTAAACAAATTAACAATCGGTTTGCAAATAGACGGTCTTAGCGATACAAAAAGTTATGCAACCGCAAGTGAAAATGATGCAGGAAGAAGCAGAATGGGTACGCCGCTGCCATTAACCGTAACTCTCCAGGTGCTCGTAGGAAAGGTTGATAAGGATGGTATAGAAACAATCCAAACAGCATCATTCACAACAAGAAGCGGCAAAGGGGTGACTCTCGGCGATGGTAACGGGATAATCTCAATAAGCGGAATCATATCTGCTCCATATTCAATTAGTTTGGAAAATATAACTTTGCCAGCTTTATCTGATACTGATATATATAATTTTGTAAGAGTGAGAAAATCACAATACGAAACTTATTCCAATTTAATTAAAAGAGATATTGGGGTCGCCACTATAACAGAAATAAATGATCAGACTTATGTATATCCCAATTCCTGTTATGTAGCGACTTCTATAGATTCAAAATATTTCCCGCAAGTTCCGAGTAGAACTTTCAGACTTAAAGGTAAGAAAATTTTAATACCATCGAATTATAACCCAATTAATGCGAATGGGTCTGATAGAAGATTTTCTAGTGACGGATCAACAAGAGGTAATCAAATTTACAGTGGCAACTGGGATGGAACATTCAAATTTGGATGGTCCGATAATCCTGCTTGGATTTATTATGATCTTTTAATCAATACTAGATATGGAATAGGGTCCCACTTAAGGGATGTAGAAATTGTTGATAAGTGGACTTTATATGAAATAGGTATGTATTGTGATGCGGTCACAATGAATGACGGAAGCAAAACAACAAATGATTATGGCGGTGCTGGCTATTTCATTGGTTTAGATGATGGATTTGGAGGCTTAGAACCAAGATTTAGCTGCAATATTATTATAAAAGATCAATTAGGGGCTTTTGAAGCGCTTCAAGATTTGGCTCGGTCTTTCAGGGCGATGACTTACTTTAATAATTCTTGTGTGACTGTCAAAGTGGATAGGCCGTATTTTTTTGAAGACTTCAATAATACGGCCACCACAGCACCAAAAGAAAATAAGTTTCCCCCTCATCTAATTTTTAATAATTTAAATGTTAAAGACGGAATGTTTTCTTATGCAGATGTAGATAAATCAACTAAATTATCTGCTGTAGAAGTTTCTTTTTTAGATAAAAAAAATAATTACAGAAGCGCAACAGAATACGTCGAAGATACTGAGGCTATTAAATATGTCGGATTAAACTTTAAACAAATAGATGGCATTGGTGTCACTTCCAGGTCTCAAGCTCATAGATTAGCTAAATACATTTTATTTGAATCTCAATACACGACCGAAACAGTTTCTTTTAGTGCTGGGTTTGAAGGTCTTCTAATAGAACCAGGAGATATAATCATGGTTGAAGACGAAATGAGAAATTTTACTAAAAATTTCGGAACAATATTGGGGGCAAGTGGAGAGACGACTTACTACGATCCAGATGGAGTTGGAAATCTTGCAACATTAACTACTGGGAAAGGCCCAGAAGCTATAATTGTGGAACCAGCTATTGGCAGCGATCAATTAGATTATATAACTGGAGGGAATATACACATATATAATCCAGTAGGCAAATCTGGAATCGATGATTTTTACAAAAATCCATCTAGTAATAATGAACTTTATAAGGAAATACATAATCCACAAGTAATATCTTTGCAAATTAAACCAGGTGGTTCTGGATTAAGCTATGATATAGTAGATAGTGGAGTAGCTATATATATAAATGGCTTAAACAATTTTGCAAATGGGAATGCTCAAAGCCAATGGTTCTCGGAAAAAGATGTGAATATAAGACATGGATCTATCTACAATATTGATGCAAGCGGTAGATCTCCAAACTATTATAGAGTATTAAATATACAAGAAGATAAAGAAAAAGGATTCAATATATCTGCGACAATTCACCATACTGGCAAATTTAAATTTGTTGAAGAAAATATAGCCTTTGATATAGAAGATGATACGTTCCAACCAGATTTAAGATTAACTGAAGTTATTAGACCAGTAAAGCCAGCTTCAGTAGTCACTGGAGCAAAAATTGAAAACGCTGATAATTCTTTAAGTTTGCCTATAACCATAACAGATCCAGCTTCGGGGATACCTGAAAAATATATTGTATTTCTAGAAGAGCCGAATACAAATGTTATAATTTCTGAAGTTTTTAAAAGTCCTAGTTCGCAAACAGTATTTACTTTAAGTGGGACAGCGAAAATAGATCAAGTTGGAGATTATGAAATCAATGTATTTTCGGAAAATATAACTCCAATTAAATCAAGAAGTACCGATGCGACATCGGTATCTTTTACTACACAAGTGTCCGATTTCGGATTAAGTCCTCAGGATAATTTTGTTGAATATCAAAATATTTTTATAAATACTGCATACCAGTCATCATATGACAATACAAACGAAACTGGAACTGCTCAAAATTCTTTTTTTGAAAATGATCCGAATATAAATGCCGTTATTAATTTTGAATTTGAAGATATATTTGGTAATAGCGGCGCATCTGTAACGGACACAGTAAATGATCAAGTAATTAATTTAAAAGATTCTGAGGGCAATATTATACAAAATAATTTTAAAACACTTTCTAATCAAAGTTCTGTAACTATATTAAATTCAGAATTAAATAATGCATTTAATTACACTGGAGACGGAAAATATATAATGCCTCCAAGTCTAGACTTTGAAGTTTCAAGTTTTGAATTAGCTGGCTCCGAACCAACAACTCAAATTTTTGATTTTGAGCAAAGCTTTGATGAGACTCCTACTGTTTTTATGTATGAAGTAGTTGATGGAGATTATAGTGATTTTTCTAAGCCTATCGGAAGAGTAAGTTCTACAAGTGAGAGTTTTTCTGTTACTGGTGTTTCAGATAGAGCTGCAAAATACGCTTATATAGCCTCAAAAACAGGGGTTTTTAAATTTAATGGAGCTTCAAAAACAATACAAATAGGCAATGCAAATAACGATAATACTTCCAATTATCAATTTGTAGGTTTTCATGAAGATTTTAATGTCGCTCCTAAAGTATTCGTACAGCTTCAAAAACCCGACACCGCAACAGAAACTTATTTTTCAAATACTTGTATAACAGGGGTTTCTACAAGCGGCTTCTTCTTTAAATCTTTTCAATCAGATTTGACTGTTGCCGATGGAACTGGATTATATGCTTATATAGCTTTAGATCAGAATATTTTTAATGTTTCCTCTTCTAGTAATCTTCCAATATTATCATTGAATTATTGCGCTACTGGGGAACAATCTTATCAATTTTCATCTGATAATATTTTAGAGCCAGCAAATGGATCCAATAATGTGGGATTAAGATTTGACCACGATCAATATGCTGTTATGTGTCAAAGATCTGGAGATAATTCATACTTCAATGATAAATTCTTTGTTGTTCATAGGACAGGAAATGAAAATAAAGTTTTCCAGCATATGTTAGAAACGGGTTTGGAGCCAGGACTTAGATCTCAATTAACTGGAGGTGCTACAAACCATATACTTATTACTGGAGGCGGTTTACAAATAGACACTGGTAATTTCACATTAGCTGCTTGGGTGAAATTTAATAACAATTTAAATGGCAAACAATATCTATTAGAGTCTCACAAAAATGGAACTGGCGTGGCTTGGTTCCAATCTGGCGATGGAAAAAATTATTTAAATTTAAATGGAACGGATTATTTGGCAGCTACTGGCGCAACTACATTAAATGATGATAATTTACATTTCTTGCAAATAGTTGTTGATAGAGAAAATGGTTTAACGGGGTATTTGGACGACGCTACAAATTTCAATGTAAATACGTCTATAACTGGTCTTAGAGATGAATCTTTTATAACTGAATTTAATATTACTGGAGTTGGAACTGGTGTTTCTGGAAATGCAAATACATTTGATGGAGAATATACTGGATCTTCATCTTTGTTCCAAAATACAACCACAAGTGGATTAAGATTTAAATTAGATGGAGTTAAATGGATATTGACTGACGAAGATGTTGGGAGTCCAAGTTTTGGGAAAATAGCTTGGGAAGGTGGTAACAATATTAATTACCCTTGGAATGTAACTTCTTGGACTGGGGTGGACGCTTTGGGGACAAGTTCTGCTCCATCTTTCTCTGGACTTTCTCCTTTTGTTGGTGTGAGTTTAAATTCCCAAACAGGTTTTAAAGTTTTAGGAAATTCGGAACTAAACGGAGAAGCCTTAACTAGTGGACATATTAATAAATATTTCTCATTAATAAGCGGAACAACCGTAGGAAATTATTTTAGCAATCCAAACAGTTTTTTCACTAGCTTTACAGGAAATACAAATACAGAATTTATATTCAATATAACAGGCTTCCCATCATTGATAGATGCCTCCGAAAATACAACAATAAGCTTATTAGGCGATATAGAAAGATCAGAAGAAATAATAAATAGATCATTTAGCTCTAATTTTAATTTTATGCAAATAGGGGTTACAGGTACATTATGAGACTAAATCAACCAGTAGTAGGGCAGCATCCAGCAACATCTGGATATCAACTTGAATGCTTTGTCAGTTCAGATGGCGGAGCTGGCTTTTCTAGCGGGTCTGGAACTTTGAACGTCGAATTCCCAAGGTTCGCAATCACGGGAATGGAATTCAATGGCGAAAATCTTCTTTTTGAGCCGACTGGTGAAGGATTATTGCTCATGGAAGATATAAACGTTTTAGAAGGTTTTATAACTTTAGAAACTTTTTTTTCTGGCGATTTAAATGGTAATACTGGCCTATCAATCCAAAACATAAAAAGTGTTGATATTTATACTGGATCCGACCCAACATTTAAACCAGATACTATTAATTTCGAAAATAGAATTGATTCTGAACCCGTCTCATTGCAATCTGGAGATGAATCTATATTCATAACAATTAATTCTGGCGATATCGACAATAGAATCGAGGAGAATATATTTTACAAAGCATTGCCAGTTGATTATTTAACTTTTGGTCAAGAGTCTAATGCGGTTAGCGGTACTATGTTCGGGGGATTTGAAGATTTTTCTAAAATCACAAGTTCATCAGATGTTGTCATTTCTAGATCAAATGGAAATGATATAAGATATTATTCTGCCTCAATAACAGATATATATACAGGTGTTAAAATTATCATTTCAAACGAAGTCCCAAAAGATTTTGTAGCTAGTTTTAGGGTTAGAACAAACAGCGAAGATATTATAATTTCTGGAAGTGGCAGCGCAAATTTGCAGTCTTCTGACGATAACTTTGTCGTTTCAAATAATTCAATAACGCTGCCAGCTGGAAATGATCTTGCGGAATTTGAAATTAGTTCTTTATTAGACGAAAATGAAACAAGAACGGCTTTTGTGGTGGGTGGTTTATAATTCTTTTAAATACATACTCTCTATATGTTTGTATTTTTTTCTTGTATAGAGCTTTTTTAATTTATCTGGCATTGAATTTTCCAAATGGACCATTGCAATTCTTTTACAGCCTATAGATTTTGCATAATCTTCAAATTTATTAAAAATTTTAATCCCAGACCCTCTGTAATTCTCATGGACATACCAAAAAGCTTCAGTACAACATAAAGCGCCATCTTCTACTGCGGGAGTTATAAAAAAACCCAGAGCGCCAATGATCTTTTTGTCTTTTTCCAGAGCGAAAATTTTACCACTTTTGGTTTCAATTAATTTTTTCCAGGTTGGAAGCCAGTTTTTTCTAAAACCATTTACATCTTCTTTATAGGGCAAGGTTTTATAAAAGATTTCAATAATATCTTGAAGCTCCCTTAACTGGTCAACTGTTTTTACTTCAAATATCATTACATTAGCTTGAGTAGCTTCCGACATTCTTTTGCTGGAATATCTTTGTAGTTTTTCCAGGTCTTAATGACCTCTGGGTCATTTTCATATTTATTATCCACGTAAAGCTTTCGTAGCTTAGTTAGAAATGAATTGAAGTCTGTACCCGCCTTTTCTTTTAGAATCCCTTGTGGGCTAATATCCTTAGCTCCAGAGGACGATGGAGGAGCTACAATGGGAGACTTATTCTTGGACGAGTCAATCTCGTCAGCCCCCACAATATGAATACCCAGAAAGTTACGCACAGCGCGAACAAAAGCACGATTTTCTGCGATACATTCTAAGAACTTCGCAGCAAAACCATTTGTATTGTGAAGTGTTGCATTAGCAATGGAGGAGAACTTCGCACCATGATCACTGCAAAGGTGTGTTGGATTTTCATAATTGCAAATAAAAGTGATAACGCACTTGACGACAGATCTCTCTTCAGAAGACTCAACGATGTCGTAATTAACAGTGTCGATACCTCTAAGCTTCGCAAGCTCCTTAATCCCAGCAAGCTTAATTAGAAGCTGGTTGTCTTCCAATCCTTCGATAGAATCTGGAACTGGCATCTTGCGCATTTCAAAGTGATCTTTGTTTGGGTATAGATGTTCTGGGCTAATCATAGCTCGCCAATTGACGGAGCCATCCTCGTTAAATACATATGCAACAGACTCAAGGAGTCCATGTTCGTCGCGCTTCCAGATATCTGGGCCAAATAATTTATTTTTCTTCATATAGGTATAAACTTTCTAATTCTTTAGATGAAGCTTCATCATAGACGAAGCTGTTTGATTTGTCAAGTCTTTTTGCAGAAGATTCTGATTTAAAAACTTGACCATCGGATACGAATATTTTTTTGGAAATAAATTTTGCGGCTTTTATTTCTTGATGAGGGTTTTTATCTTCCAATACATTAAAATCAAAATACTTTAAACGTACCGAGGAAATCTTACTCTTATCTTTGACTCTGATTATGACTTGAATTTTTTTATTTTTTAAAGTTTTAAAAAATTCTGAAAGATCGGTTTCTTTAGGCTCGTCATATTCGTAAATGACTTGCTTAAGGTTAGGCATATATTGCAAGGCTTCGGTATTAAAAATTTCAGACAAATGTAAGCTCACTATGCACATTTGACTCCATTTACAAACATTCTCTAAATTAAAGAATAAATCTCCTCTTATGTTTACTGACTTGTTAACTAATTCTTTTGAGTATGCAAAAAAGTTAGGTACGATCTCGATGGTCTCATTATTGAAATTTGATCCCACTCTAATTGTTTTGAATTTGATTTTTTGTTTAACGCCTATTTGATCTAAAATAGCTTGAGCGATTTGTTCTGGTTTGATTTCGTTAATTCTATTGCAATTGGAAGAAAAGGATGGTTTTGTTTTTGAAAAATCTGGCTCAATACTTATGCAAGAATTGTCCTTATGCCATATTGGTTTTGAATTTTCTTTATAAAGATTAAAGTGCAAAATGATTGAAGGTATATCGTAAACGCTAGCAATATGTGCGGGAAGGCTGTCGCAGCCACAATGAGCTTTAGCATTTTTAATCACATAATTCATTTGTTTATAAGAATTACCTAGAGTAGTTAAATCTATTCCACTTATTCGATTATCATTTGGACCTCCGACTTGAACTATCTTTATATCACCAAGATGAGGTTTTATCAAACCGATTACTAGGTCCCAATACAAATAATTTGCTGCTGGCATCTTGTTTGATGCTTGAATAGTTATATATTCATTAGGTAATCCTGGAAAAAAATGATCTGTTATTACAGGCTGGCCAATCTTGACCCCTAGATCTTTTGCGTAAACTTCAGCTATATGACTCATATGATTTTACTTCTTTTATGTCTGAATTTGTTATTTGATTAATTTTGTTTTTGATATTAAAACGTTCGTCGTTTGTGTAATAAACATCTCTTGCAAGTCGAATAAATACTGCACCAAAATCTTTGTTTCGTTCACATTCTCTGATTTGATCTTCAATCTTCCATAACCCTAGATTGATTTGATACAGATCCGCTTTTAAAGCGCAAAGATCTGCTCTGGAAAAGTTAAAACCAAGCGCTGGATTAATCAAATCTGCAAATTTTTTATTTAATTCAACTCTTTCATTTTTAACTTCTTGTAGCTTCTCTACATCTTTAATCATTGACGATTTGATTTCAAGGATTGTTAGTTTATCAAGAAGCTCACCTACTGATATAGGGATATTAATTTTCATATAATTCGAACTGTGTTTTGTCTTGACCGTTATGGTGGTAATTATGGAAGCGCTGAGTCCCGTAGTGCGGCAAAAACGCTATA